ATGCTGGAACAAATGGGCGCAGCTGCCAAAGCCGCCTCTTACAAGCTGGCGCTCCTTTCCAGCCGCGAGAAAAATCGCGTTCTGGAAAAAATCGCTGATTATCTGGAAGGGCAGTCAGAACAGATTTTGCTCGCCAACGAACAAGATTTAGCCGAAGCCCGTGCTAACGGCCTGAGCGACGCGATGCTGGATCGTCTGGCGCTGAACCCTGCGCGTCTGAAAAGCATTGCCGATGACGTGCGTCAGGTGTGCAATCTTGCCGATCCGGTTGGGCAGGTGATCGACGGTGGGCTACTCGACAGCGGCCTGCGCCTTGAACGTCGCCGCGTGCCGCTTGGCGTGGTTGGCGTGATCTATGAAGCGCGTCCGAACGTCACCGTTGACGTCGCCTCTCTGTGCCTGAAAACCGGCAACGCTGCCATTTTGCGCGGGGGCAAAGAAACATGGCGCACTAATGCCGCCACCGTCAAAGTGATTCAGCAAGCGCTGGAAGAGTGCGGTTTGCCAGCAGGTGCCGTTCAGGCGATTGAAAGCCCGGATCGTGCGCTGGTGAACGAAATGCTGCGCATGGACAAATACATCGACATGTTGATCCCACGTGGCGGTGCGGGCCTGCATAAACTGTGTCGCGAGCAATCGACCATTCCAGTGATTACCGGCGGTATCGGCGTGTGCCATATTGTGGTGGATGACAGCGCCGAGATTGAGCCTGCGCTGAAGATTATCGTCAACGCTAAAACCCAGCGTCCAAGCACTTGTAATACCGTCGAGACGCTGTTGGTTCATCAGGATATTGCCGACACATTCTTGCCTGCGCTGAGTCAGCAAATGGCCGAGAGTGGCGTTACGTTGCATGCTGATCCCCGCGCGTTAGCTTTGCTGCAGGATGGCCCGGCGAAAGTCGAAGCCGTAAAATCAGAGCAGTATGACGACGAGTATTTGTCGCTGGATCTGAACGTAAAAGTCGTTGCGGATCTGGATGATGCCATTGCGCACATTCGTGAACACGGTACGCAGCACTCCGACGCGATCCTCACCCGCAAGCTCAGTCACGGCAATCGCTTTATCAACGAAGTGGACTCTTCTGCCGTCTACGTGAATGCGTCAACGCGTTTCACCGACGGCGGACAGTTTGGTTTGGGCGCAGAAGTGGCAGTGAGTACACAAAAACTGCACGCGCGCGGGCCAATGGGTCTGGAAGCGCTGACCACCTACAAGTGGATTGGCTACGGCGATGATACGATTCGTGCGTAATTAAAACGTGGGTGATGCAAAAACAGGCACTTGATTCATAAGGCCATTGACGCATCACCCCGTTAGTTTTAACCTTTTGCCCCGTGGTTACATTCGTAGCCGGCCTTTCAGGGCCGATATAGCTCAGTTGGTAGAGCAGCGCATTCGTAATGCGAAGGTCGTAGGTTCGACTCCTATTATCGGCACCAGTATCTACGCGGCTTCACGCGATATTCACCAGTTCGACAAAAGCGTCTTGTGCCATATTTGTGCCATTCCCCGCCAGGAATGAGTCGATTTGCATGGCATGCTGCGTCAGGTGATTCGGTGCCAGATGCGCATAACGCTGCACCATCTCGATACTTTCCCACCCGCCCATTTCCTGCAGCGCACTGAGTGGCACGCCGGACTGCACAAGCCAGCTCGCCCAGGTGTGCCGCAGGTCATGGAAGCGGAAATTTTCTATACCCGCCCGCCTTAACGCTGCGCGCCATGCCGTGTTAGCATCAGATCGCATTTTCCGTACAGCCTTTGTTCTCGTACCATCCGGACGAACGGATGATTCAGTGTGAACAAAGACCCACCGGTTATGTTTCCCCAGCTGATCCCGCAGCACCTTACAGGCCGAATCGTTCAGGGCGACGCCAATCGCCCTTCCTGCTTTTGCGTCCTCGGGATGAATCCACGCTACCTTCCTTTGCATATCAATTTGCGACCACTCCAGATCGGTGATGTTCGATCTGCGCAGCCCTGTCGCCAGAGCAAAAATAACGACAGGCTTCATATGCCCGGGAAGCTCCCGGATCAGGTTTGCCGCTTCCTCTTTGGTCAGCCAGCGAATACGCTTGTTTTTCGGTACCGGGCATTTGATATTCGGCGCTTTGGCTATCCATCGCCATTCGTTGGCCGCGCAACGCAGTAACGCCCGGATGAAGGCGAGGTGCGTCGCCTTGGTGGCCGCCGCCGCCGGCTTATCCTTGAATTCAGGAACCGGCTTCCCCCTTCTCAGCAGGCTATCCCGCCTCGCTTCCCAGTTCATTCGATGCTTACGATTAACCATCGTGCTCACTGCCGAGAGTATTCTGTCCTCGGTGATCGCTGACAAATCCATTCCCATGAAGTGCAACCGCCAGAAACCGATCCGGCTTTTGTCATCGTCCAGGCTTTTCTTGTGCTGCTTTTCGTTAAGCCAGCGAACGCACGCTTCATCGAACGTTCGCGGCTTAAATTCTCCCATCTTATCAACTCGCCATGCTTCAGCTTTCAGCTGGTCATGGAGCTCCTGCGCTTGCCTTTTGTCCGCTGTCCCAAGAGAGCGTCTAACTCTGCTCCCACCAGGCGTAACGAAGTCGCAGTGCCACGTACCGGCACGTTGTTTGATTGACATGCTTTATCCTCCTGCACATCAACCGCATTCACGGGTTGATTGTGGATCGGGTTCTTCACCGCCGCAACACAGTCTGTCTTGCAGATTAGGTACGGGCTTTTTTTCTTGTGCGGATTCTTTCTGGTAGCAGCCAGGCGACCGGACTTTATCCACTGGGCGATTGTGCCCTTATCCACTTTAAGAAAGGCCGCCGCCTCATCTCTGGTGAAAATTTCTTCTTCCATCGATGTTCTCCAGTGGCCCCGGCGGGGCCGTGGTAAATGTTCAGTGCGTCTGCACTGGCAGATTGCGCAGCCGACGAAAGCCGATCATTGCGGTTGCGACATAGCTGGTGGCCCGGTTGACCACCTCGACAGTGACCTTTATTCCGTCAACCACGACGGTGTAATTGGTCCGGTGCTTCTGCCTGCTGTAATCACCGAACTTCTCGTGGTGCGACGCCAGTGCAGCATCACAAGCGCGACGACCAATCGGAGATTGTTTACTGCGATTAATGAGTTTCATGCTGCCACCTCTTCCCCATCCACACGACGCTCCACTTCTTCACGAATGCGCACTCTTATCGATCTGGCGTTGTGCCAGCTTGTCTCTGGGAAGGTATTGATCATCTCCAGAACTTCTACGGCGCTGAGCCCGTATCTTTCGTTCATCTCAGGCAGGATCAAAAGCAGACGCTCAGTCATATCTCGACGGATGTTTTCATGCTCCAGGTTTTTTGATTCAACCCAGGTTGAAACATTGAGCTCTACATTTGCAGCAATCAGGGCCTTTGCTTTCTCAATCGTTTTTTCTGGTACGACAGTAAGCACCGGGTTATCGAGAGAATCAGCAATCCAGGTATGGGCAAATTTCGACTCGCTGAATGTGAATAATTCTTTATCGCCGAATGCTGCGCAGGCGCATGCCCAAGTGTGATAACTGGCTTTCTGGATTTCGGTTTTGCTTAAAGGCAGTTCGGCCTCGGTGGAAGGTAGTTCGTCCACCGTCGTTGTTTCTTCTTCAGAAGATGACTGCTTTATTTCCTGAATCGCTGCTCGTGCTGTCGTCGGCTGCATGGAGCCCGCAAGCTTTTCAGCTTCTCTACGGATCTGTTCCAGGAAAGCATCCCCTTGGGCCTCCAAATCCTTGCGGCTGATATAACTCATTGCAGGTCCGCGCCAGTTTTTGTCGAATACAGCAATCGCACCGGCGAAAAATGCACCTGATGGGATCTGCTTTTCATCAGCAGGCGTAAACCACGACGGGAGATCAAAACCAATACGCCCCCTGATAAAAGCAACGTGATCAGCGTCCTCAGGCCACCACACTTCGCTGGTTGCGGCTTTAATCAGAAATACATAGCGACCGCTCTTTTCACGCATCGCGCTGGCATGCTGCATGATGTAGCGCATACCGGTGATGTAGTGCTCTTGATGTTGAGTCGCGCGGCTATAAGGTGGATTAGCAAATGCAGCCCCATTCAGATTTATAAGCCTCTCCGACCAGTCCTGAGTAAGTGCGTTATCTTCTGCCGTGTAAAAGGCTGCACATTTGGCATTCTGACCATCACTAAACAAATCAAGCACCAGCGGCCCAAACATGGCATTGATACCCCAGAAAATGTTATCTGGTGTGCACCACTGATCACCGACATCTTTCAGCAGATGCGTCTGGCGTGAGATGAGCTCATTCAAATTTTGGCAATACGATGATGGCAATGCCTCGTTTTCCACTGAATTGTTTTCAGGTTCATTTGTCATGACTACACCTGCTTTTCGTCAATTTTTCAGTAAGGGGAGGCGCACCGCGCCAACCCCGATTACGTGCTGCCCGAGCGTCATAGCGCATAGATAGAGTGAGAAGGGAACGGAAGACCGATCGGCGCAAACGGAATATCGTCGTCAAAGTCCGCTGGTGGCAGGCCGCTGTTCTGCTGCAGGCGTGATTGCGGCGGGTTGTTTCCTGTCTGATTTGTATAAGGGTTTCCTCCGGTCGAAGCATTGCGCGAGCCAGAGAACTGCGCGCCGCCGTGGGTGCGCTCGTCTTTATCCTTCATCGACACTTCAAGTGCGGCGATAGTATCTGCTGGCGCATTCTCAGCATGTTCGGCGTAGGTTTTGCGCGTGCCTGGCTGGAATACGTGGCGCACTTCGAATTTGTACCCATCGCTGTTATCGTTTTTGGTGTACAGCACCTTCTGGAGGAACAGGCCAACTTTTTTACCCACCAGCGCCGGGCAGTGCCATTCAATGCCGTCTTTTCCCTGAACCTGCTGTGGCTGAGCCTGCTTAATCTGTGCGGCCCACATCAGAGCGGAAACCAGCCCCATGCCGAAGGTCTGTTGGCCGTCTTTGCCGAGGAAGTTAATGCGCAGGTAGTTCGCTTTGAGCCCGTTGGAATCGAGGCTGATCTCCAGCGCCTGGGACTGGCTGCCATCCTTGCCGAACGTATAAATGGCGGACGTGATATCGCCCTCGTAAGCGCCGGTTTCGCTGATCCCGCCAGCCGCGCCAGCTTTCTTCGCCATTTCAGCCGTTTCGTTGTTCCACATAAAGGTCATTGGTTGGTTCATCGTTAAATCCTCAAAGTTACAATTCGGTCATAAATTCGGTGATAGCCACGTCTACGGCGTGGAGGTCGTTATCCATTTCCGTTTGATCCGGGAAAAGGTCCGGCGGCGCTTTGGCGGTATCGTTGTCGTCGCCTTTAATGAGAAAAACGTGTTTGCCGTCCTTTTTGATGGCGCGCAGCACGATGGAGAAATAGCCCTCCGGTGTCAGCTTTTCGTTGAGCATCTTCCCGGTGGTCTTCATGCGGATCTTTCCTTCGGTCTCTTCGGTATGAGCCAGGAAGTAAACGCGGAAGTCGTCCGGGAGCTCGGTCGCCGCCATGATGATTCGCCAGATGTGATCGGCCATTTCGGTGAACTTGGCGTAGCCGGTCTGGTACGCGCGGTTCATGTTTTCGTGCTGCATGACCACCTGGAAATCGTCGATGATCAAGACGCGGCGCGTTTTCGACTGCACCATGCGATAGATGGTGTCCAGCACCATTTCCCAGTTATCCGAGCGCAGGACATTGCCGCGCTGTTTGCTTCCGTCGTCCAGCTGCTTACCGTGAAGTTTCCAGCCCGCTGACTTGAACGGCAGCATCTTGGGAATGCACTGGAGCAGCATCACATCGTCCGGATTGAAGTTGCGCAGGCTATAGGACTTGCCCGCGCCAGAGTCACCGAGGATCAGCACTGGAGTACCCATCATTTGCCCCCATTCAGCCAATGGCCGGCAGTGAACAGCACATCTTCATCGTCGCTGTTGGCAACGAGCCAGCGCAGGTAACCCGGTTCAGTTTTCGCCAGTTCGGCGAACGAGACGCCTTTATGCTTTCCGAAGCGGAGCGCATTCAGTAGCGAAGGGTTATTGGAGATTGCGCGCATTTCCCCCATCGTCCATTTCGCCAGGCGGCCCATATAGAGCAGCAGTTCGGCGGTGACATAGCAGTCATACAGCGCGCGGTGAGCGTAGAGACCTTCCGGTACTTCCGGTTTCAGCCCGAGGCTGTAGCGCAGGTACTGGTTACTGTGGCTCTTGTGTTCTGGCAGGAGTGAGCGCGCCAGCTTGGCGGTGCAGATCCACGGCGCATCAATCTGCGGCAGTTTGGATTTGTCGAATTTTGCGTTGTGGGCGACGTATGCATCAGCACCCAGATAGCGGCCAATCACCTCACTGAGCAGCGGCGCGCCTTCCACCATGTCTTCGGTGATATGGTGAATTGCCATAGCCTCAAAGCCGATCGCAACGCCGGGCTTAACGAGGTCGCTCATTGGGTTGCAGATCACGCCGTCGACGATATCGACACTGGCAAGCTCAACAACAGTTTCTGGTCCGCCTTCGAGGCCGGTAGTTTCAGTATCAATGACACGCAACATTGTTAATCCCCTGTGTTCTGTAATCACAAACAGCGTCGAAGTGAGCGAGCTGGTGGGCGATGGCCTCAAGGTCAGCTGGCGATAAGTGGTACATCAGGCACAGCAGGGCGATAAGGTTCATCGCCTGTTGCTGTTGGGTGGTTGCCTGCATATCGTTTCCTCTGAAAAAGGTTGTAAGAATCCCGTCGCTGTATGAGCCGACTATCTGATTAAATTGGTTTTGCTGGTGGTGTTAGTTCTGCGATTCGCCGCAGAACGGGCAGAAGCTCATTTTTATGTTGGTTTCCAGTCGGTTTAGATTTTTAGCCATTTCGCCATTTTTCTTTTTGGCCCGGTACGCCAGTTTGTATTTCAGCATCACAAACAATTTGCCTTCGGAAAGTGAAAGAACTTGATTATCCCAACCAGTATCAAAAGTGCTTTCGCTTACTTCCGCACCTTCCGGAACCTTCTCTTTCAGTCGCGCTTCGATCTGAGCACCGACCTCATTAATGCAGTTGCACATCCCTTATCCCTCAAAATTTCGCGTCATAACCCGCTGGCGTTTCGTCAGCGTGAATGATGCCGTCGACTGGATAGCAGTTAGTGACGCCCATTTGCTCACTCGCAGCCGCTTCACATTGCTGCTGGTTGTCGTAAATGCCGACAACGGCGTCCTGGTAATCACCATTCGTCATGGTGATTGTCAGCACTAATGCGTTCAGGGCTCCCATCAGTGAGTCCCCGCTGGCACAAGATTTGGCTCAATGGAACGGGATGCGTACGGGCGGCGAATATTGCGTAGATTGCCCTGCGGCTCGTGCCAGTAGGTTCCGTCGCGGTAGTCGTAGGAAACCTGCCAGGCCGCGCCGGTGCGAATGTTGCGCATGACGACAGCGCGACCGTTGTTTGGTATTGAGTTAGCAGTTTTCATGAAATAGCCTCCACGAACTCTGCGAAGCTGAGTGCTTCTTCACCCTCAGCCAGACCTTCAAAGTATTCCTCGTATGCTTTTTCCATTCTCATCCCCTTGCCGTCTTCCCGGCTGCCAGAACTTTTACCCGGCATTCGCGTTTGAATGCGTTGTTTGGATGTAGTGATGATGTACTAGTGGTTCATGCATGTAAAGTACCATAAGTACATATTTTATGAATGGAAAGTTCATATTGAAGTATCTATATGAACTTTAAGGTGATTTATTTTTGAGGGGAAGTGCAGCGAACGGGTTGTTCAGAGAACGCGAGCGTGTTTTTGTTCTGATCCTGAACCTAATCCCCTCACTATGAAGGGCTTAGCTGTGAAAGCGATAGGCACGAGATTGACTTACCAGAACTTTTGCGCAAATGCGCAATGATGAGAAGTCCCCATCCTCGATATACCACGTTTCATATTTTTTATTATCTGATATCACGGCAAGCTTTCTGTGTTGCTTCTGAAGCCGTTTGATATAGAGATCATTTTCAAGAACGAAAATATAAATGCCATCACCATCGAAACAATCGATGCTCACATCGACAAATATTTGATCTCTTGGCTCGAAGGTCCCTGACATTGAATCGCCGTTAACTGCAATCATTTTGATGTGATCAGCCGGTCGACCTCCGAATACAGCTCGCGCCTCCTCAGTAGAGTACTCGATGGACTTGATGGTTTCGATAAACTCATCTCGCACAATAACGCCTTGCCCAGCGCTCGCCTGAATATCAAAGATATCAACTCGGTAAGAATCATCCTTCACCAACAAATGCCCCTCAGATATTCCATCTGCTGCACTGTCGCCCAGTAGGTGAGACGAAGATGTACCAATTATAGCCGCTAACTCTTGCAGCTTCCCACGTCTCGGAATCGCTTCCCCGTTGAACCACTTACTTACCGCTTTTGGCGTGAGCTTCATTCGTTTGGCAATTTCAGCCTGACGACCATGAGCAGGTAAACCAGCTTTATCACAGGCCAGCGCTAGCCGTTGGGAAAACTCAGTACGCGCTTTTTCTTCTTGAACCATAGGTTCAATCATAATATCACTTGCGTGAACTATCAGTTCCGACATAATATGTACTTACAGTTCAATTTGGGGGGTTAAAAAATGCAAGCTACAAGTCTTGGCCAAATCATCAAACAGATTCGTGTACCTGTAGTAGCGCGAGCCTGCGAACTTACTCCGCGAGCCATCTACAAATGGATTGGAAGCGGCAGTCTTCCACGGACTGATTACACGGGTGAAACCAAATATGCAGAAAAAATCGCCCAGGCCTCAGACGGACAATTTACTGCAGATCAAATACTCGAAGTGAGTAAACCAAAAGCCGTCTAACTGGCGGCCCTCCAATCAACACCAGGAGATTATTACCAATGGAGAACGCAATCGCACGAAAGTTAGGCCCACCAGTTATCAATCAGGTTGAGATAGAAAGCGTTCTGCTCACCCGGCTTGCATCAGTGGGGCAGAAGTCATACGCCGAACATATGGGCATCAGCGAGTCGACGGCCAGCAGGCGCAAAGCTGAGGGGCATTTCTCCAGTATGGCGAAAGAGCTGGCATTTCTGGGAATTCAGGCCGCGCCGCCAGAAGCAGTGCTGGTGTCGCGGGAGTATCTGGCATCGGTGGAAACGCTCGCTGATATCGGGCTGAAAGCCGAACGGGCCAGACCGGGGCCGCTGGGGTGGGATTAAGCCATGAACCATATCGAATTCATCGAAAAGCATGTGTGCGAAGAACTGCTGAAGCTCGGGTTCTCTCTGGTAGTGGCTCAGGGGGGGGCATTCCAGGCTGTCGACATGTACAAGCGCATGAGCCAGGCAAGCCGGAAGGGGAAAATTTTTGATGATGTATTACGGCACGCAAAGCTGTGGGCGGAGAAACAGCAGTTACCAGCTGACAGGTTTGAGAAGCGAAAAGTTAAACGGAGCGCCCAGCCGGGCCTGTTCTGAAAAGGCGAAAGCCGCAGTGCTAGAACACATGCGGCCTTCAGGTGCAAATACGGCAGTAATTGCAGGAGGAATAATGGCAAAAAATACCCGTCATTACCAGACCGCTGTACATAAAAACATTACTCGATACCGCTTCGTGCGTTCGATTAATCCCGTCGTGGCCGAGAAGATGCGCGCGATCCTGGAAGAGTTGAAACGCAAGGAGGGTGCGCGTGAGTAACCTAGCAACAGTAACCCCAATCAGACCGTCTCTGGCGGTCGTGGAGCGTCAGGTGGCAGATCTTGATGATGGGTTCACGCGCTTGGCAAATATGCTTCTGGAGGAATATGCAGGTGCAGACCTGACCAAGAGACAATTCAAAGTCCTGCTGGCTGTTCTGCGCCTGACTTATGGCTGGAACAAGCCTATGGACAGGATTGCTAATTCACAAATTGCTCAGATAGCTAAATTGCCAGAGAAGCGCGTCAGTGAGGCGCGTGTCCAGCTCGTCGAAATGAACCTGCTGGTGCAGGCTGGTCGTCGCATTGGACCCAATAAAAACACCTCAGAATGGAGTATCCCTCAAAACAAGGGAGAATCCCTCAATATAGGGGATAAACAATCCCTCAAATTAGGGGATAGCAATCCCTCAAATCAGGGGGACACCAAAGACATTATTCCAAAGAAAGAAATACAGATCCCCCCAACCCCCCAAGGGGAGGACGCTGGTCAGGAAATTAAACCATCTAAGAAAAAATCACCGGCACTTGATTATCAGGCTGTGATGTCTGCATACAACTCCACCCTCGGAGACCGTCTTCCTCTGGCGGAAGCACTGAACGACAAACGTCGCAAAGCTATCAAACGACTCCTGACCGAACTGAAAGAGCCGACCGTCGAAGCGGTGGAGAATTACTTCGCTGCGTTCGCCGAGCGTGCGCCTAAGTTTTACTTCGGCGAAAACGACAGGGGCTGGCGCGCCAGTTTCGATTATCTGCTTCGCTCAGACACCCTGCTGAAAACCAGGGAGAAGGCGCTATGACCGACATGAACATGATCCCGCAAAACCTTGAAGCGGAACAAAGCGTTCTGGGCGGCATGATGCTGGATAGCGGTAGCGATCGCTGCCAGACGGCCATGTCCATGCTCAAACCCGAGTCGTTCTACATCCGCCCCCATCAGGTGATCTTCGCCGAGATGCGGGAGCTGGTAGCCAGCCAGAAACCTATCGACCTGATCACCCTGATTGAGTCGCTGGAGTCGAAAGGGCTGGGCGAACAGGCTGGTGGTTTCGCTTACATGGCCGAGATATCCAAAAACACCCCCAGCGCGGCGAACATTGTTCACTACGCGATGCTGGTGCGCGAGAAGGCTATGGAACGCTACGGCATCGACAAGCTGACCAGCGCCACCGAGCTGCTGTTCTCCCGCAACGGGATGACCACCAGCCAGAAGTTCGACGCTATTCAGACCCTGTTCACCGACATCGCCGACTATGCCAAAACCGGTAACCGCCGGGGGCTGCGTGAATTCTCAGATGTCATGGGCGACTGGGTAGACGAGGTGGAGGCGCGCTGGAGCGACTCAGACGCAACGCGTGGCCTGTCTACGGGGATCGGCTCGCTGGATGATCTGCTGCAGCCGAAAGGGCTGGTAAAAGGCGCTCTGATGGTGATCGGTGCGCGCCCGAAGATGGGGAAAACCACGCTCTACAGCCAGCTGGCCGTCAACTGCGCCGAAGTTGAACAGCTCCCCGCGCTGATGTTCAGCCTCGAAATGCCGGATAAGCAAATCGTTGAACGCATGATCGGGCAGGTCAGCCGCGTTAATACCGACGTGTTTTATGGCGATCGGTACGACGATGCGCAGGTGGCAATGGCCTTTGCTGCTGGTGGCCGTCTGGCCCAGACCGGAAACCTGTATGTGGACGACACGCCCGGGATCACGCTGGCGCACATCGTCGCAGAGTCACGTCGCATCAAACGCGAGCGCGGCGCTGTCGGCATGGTGCTGGTGGACTACCTGACGCTGATGACCGCCGATAAGGCCGACCGTAACGACCTGGCCTACGGGATTATCACGAAGGGGCTGAAGAACCTGGCGAAGGAACTGAACTGCATCGTGGTGCTGCTCACCCAGCTGAACCGCGATCTGGAGAAGCGCAACAACAAGCGCCCGATGCCGAGTGATTCCCGCGATACCGGTCAGATTGAGCAGGATTGCGATTACTGGGTGGGTATCTACCGCGAAGGTGCATACGACGAAAACGCGGATCAGGCGGCTACCGAGCTGCTGCTACGTTTGAACCGCCACGGCCCAACCGGCGTTGTTTACTGCGACCAGCGCAACGGTGCGATCTACGACTGTGACCAGGCTGCTGCTGAACAGAAGCGTCGCGCGAATGATGCCAGACCCAATAACAAGAGGGACTTCTGATGAACAAAATCAAAGAACTCGTAGCCGCTGGGCATGCGCTGGCGAAAGAGCTGCATTGTCCTGAGTCAGCCGCGCTGGTACGAGAACTGGCTACGCAGCTGGATGTGCAGCGTTCCCGCGCTGATGCGCTGGCGGCAGTGAATGATGTTAACGACAAGACAAATTGCTTGCTCTGTTAAATTCATGAAATCATTTAATTAATGCTTGGTGAAGTTAACTGATAATTTAAAACTATGGGTCAAATCATTGTTAATGAGATGACCCTTGTTGCAAGCTGCTTAATTTTTTTATTTAATTTGTTGCTCTCTTCCCCAGTTTACATTATGCGCCCAACGTTTTGCTGGGTCTAATATGTCTATTTCATCTTGCTTGGTTAAATATGTTCCCGGCTGTATAAGGTTTACCACCCCAATTAAATGGTTGTTGGATTCATCGAGATTGAACTTAAGTGTTGTGATTTCATGTTTGAGAGCATCAATTCTTTCGTCATATGAGTTTTTCTTTTTGGAAATTTCGCTTTCCAATTCACTAAGCGTTTGACGTGAACTAGAAATAGACAAGTCATATTCATTGACTTCTTTCCTAAGTTCATTTAGTCGTGATAAAAGCTCAGCGTTTTCTCTTTTTATTGTATCATTAGTAGCGCTTGACGTAGATATAGACTCATTCAATGTGGCTAGTGTATTTTTCAAATCGCTCACATTTGATTTTGATGTAAAAGCTTCCGCCCTTAATCTTTCCTGCTCAGAACGCAATCTAAGTCGTTCAGTCTCGTGTGCTTCTTCAAAATTAACCTGTGTAATAGCGGTGTCTTTTTTCTTTACGTAACTATTTTGTAAAAGCAGTTCATCATTCGATTGTTTCATTTTTCTAGGAGATAAAAGAACTAAGTCTACTAGATTGTTAATGTAGGGGCTAATCAGTACAAATATGCATGAAGATGCAAGCGGGAACCATATTGTTGTCGCGTGTGGTATATCCCAGTAAAACAATGCATTGCTGGGCATTGCTTTGACAGTTTCAATTCTTGATAGAATGTTTTGTTTGGAAAAAAACAAAACAGCTAGTCTGTCCCAATTAAATAAAGCCCAAGATATAGCAAAGCTAAAGAATAAAGGATTGCTGAACCTTGATAGTACAGCATCTTGTAAGGGTTTTAAAGAATCTATACTTTTCTTGAAAAGTGAATCATCCGAACCTTTATCGTTTTCATCGCTTTTGTTTTTGCTCATGCTTCTTACCTGAAATATATGGTTATAGTTTCATGGATTTTATACAAGGGTCATTATAAGCATAGTTATGCTTTGGGTAAATAACTGATATGATTGATATCTATTTTAAGTGGATAGAGTTCCAAAGTTTCATTCATCGCCTGATTAGGGAGTCTTGCTTCCTCAATGCTGTACTGCCATAATTGTGTTGTCAGCCTGAACAACTGACACCCGGACATTCGCGCCACGGAGAACACCATGGCGCAGCAGCACCAGCTAAAACACAATCGTCTGACGTTACCATGCGCCAGCTTTTTGTCGTATCTGTCGCGCACCTTCCTTGGAGGTGCCGCGTGACCCAACAATTTCACCTCGTAAACGAAAGCGTTAAGCAGAACGCCATCAACTACATCCGTCAGCTGCCGGTCGACAATAAACGTCCGATGATCCTCGACGTCAAAGAATCGACGCGCACCGCCATTCAGAACCGCAAGATGTGGCCGCTGCTGAAAGACCTTTCCGACCAGGTTTTCTGGTTCGGCAATAAATACGACTCCGACGACTGGAAAGACCTGATCACCGCGCTGGTGGCAAAAACCAAAAAGCAGGAACAACGGATGGCCCCCGGCCTCGATGGTGGCGTCGTGATGTTCGGCCAGCGCACCAGCAAAATGACTATTCCTCAGATGGTCGATGTGATCGAGACAATTTACTGGTTCGGCACGCAGCAGGGCGTCAACTTCAGCGAGCAATCCCGTAATGAAATCGAGTGGGCAAAGCGGTGGGGTGATAGCAATGCGAAATAACCCCGGTCAGAGAATATACCGCAGTAAGAAATGGCTTGCCGCTGTCGGCCAGATCGAGCAGTGCGTGTTATGCGGTTCGTGGGGCATTCAGGTAGCGCATCGCAATGAAGGTAAAGGCATGGGCCTGAAAGTCGATGATTGCGCCACGGCGGCGATCTGCGTTTGCTGCCACGACAGCATCGACAACGGGAGCAAGCTATCGCGCGACGAACGCCGCCAGCTGATGGACCGCGCTATCGTTCTGACCGTTATCCAGATCGCCCGCCTTGGGCTGGTGGTGCCAGCATGAGAACTTACGACATCACACCACTCGGGAAACCGCGCATGACCCGCGCAGATAAATGGAAAACCCGTCCCGCCGTTATGCGTTACCGCGCCTTTTGCGACGAAGCTCGCCTGCGTCGAATCCACCTGCCGGAGTCCGGCGCGCATGTGACCTTCGTCATGCCAATGCCCACGAGCTGGAGCAAGAAGAAACGAGAGCAGTTCGACGGCAAACCACACCAGTCAAAACCAGACTGCGACAACATGCTTAAAGCTCTGATGGATGCGCTATTCGACGATGATTCCAGCGTCTGGGATTGCCGTATCACGAAGCTATGGGGCGAGAAAGGCCAGATCATCATCCGGGAGAACGCACAATGACACGCAACGACGTTAACAATTATCAGAAGGCTTCTGTTGAGCGCACCAACCCGCAAAACGCTTGGGTGAAACTGGCTGCCACTCCACGCCGATCCTATCTGGGGAAATACCACCGCCTGACCCCATCTCAAAGCCGCTGGGTGCGGTCGCTGCTGAACCATTGGGGAGGCATGCTCGGGGGTAGCGGAACAGAGCATCTTTCTGGCGGTGGCGGTATGTGGTCGATGATACTGACAGGATGGTCTGGCGAACAGCAGGAGCGGATCACAACCGTTCTGTCTGGTCTCCGTAAGATTGGCTATAGCGGCGATGCACTGCTCGAACAGGCAAAGGCCATTATCTGGCCCAAGAAGTCTCTTTCTGACCTGATCGGCAATGCTGGCGATCAGGAAGAGGCGGCCTTTATGGAGGCTATCATCCTGAAGTCATTCGAGCCTGGAAACCCGGTGTATGAGATAGGGAAGGACTATTACACCTGGCGAAAAACCATCAACGACATGGCGCGCTGGATGCAGTATTACTACGCCCCATTCCTGACTGAAAAACAATGTATCGACAGAGTGCGCTGGTGCATTGAGTTGTTCAATTCTGCTGTCTTCTTCACGTTAAAAGAGGAATTAGGCTTCGAAAATGCAAAAAAATTGCAAGAATGACTTGAAAGTGAGTTTTGAAACTGCATAATTCCTATATGCTCGGACGTCAAAGGCGAAAGAGCTTACCCATCAGCGAAGATGCCTTGCGCGAAGCGGCGGGAAACACATTCAGGCCCTTGCAGAAATGCAGGGGCTTTTTTATTGGCTCAATGCCACCAGGTGAACACCGTATGCACACGGCGATCATTTGCGCTTCCGGACCCTCCCTCACCCCCGACGACTGCCAGAAAGCCATTGGCGCTGAATTACCCGTTATTGCGGTGAATTCTTCATGGCGCGCGGTGCCGGGATGCTCTCACATTTACGCGGGCGATCTGCGCTGGTGGGACGCCAGCATAAACGAGCTGCCTGAATCAGCTGAGCTATGGACCTGCAACTACAGGGCTCATACACGCTACGGCTTACACCTTTTCGAAACAGACACCCGATGGGCGTTTAACTCGGGCCAGCGCTCTATCCTGTTCGCCGCCAGCCTGGGCGCGAAAAATATCATCCTTCTCGGCTTCGACTGCTCCGTCTCGGGTGGCAGTCATTGGCATGGTGATCACATCGGACTCGATAACCCGAACGCGGAGAATGCTTCGCGCTGGCGGGGCGAGTTCGCCAGCACTGCCAGATTATTAGCAGGAAAGGTAAACATTATTAACAGCAGCCGTCAGACAGCGCTTAAGTGCTTCCGGCGGCTCAGCCTCGACGAGGCGCTACGCGAGGTCACATGCTAAACGTTCCTCTGTTTATTGATGGCATGCTGGGAGTGGGTGACAACATCTACCAGCGCGCTTTCGTTAAGCAGCTGCCTGCCGGGAGTTACATCAAAACTGCATGGCCTGAGCTGTACGAGGATTTGCCGGTTTTGCCAGTTCGCAGCTTTACGACGCTCCGCACGCAGCGAAAAAACGAATACAGGACGCAGGCTGCATTCCACCAGCCGCCAGATATGCGCCAGACCAAGCGCGTCTTCTACGGGCCGGATCATCTTCGGCGGGGTTCTATTTTTGACGCGATGCGCCAGCAGTTTGGCACCGAGCCGTCAGAGCTTGATTTGCCTTCTTTCGGTCCAGCTGAATTTACGTCTGAAAAGCCGATCGCGGTAATTCGTCCGGCCACTGTTCGCAGTGAATGGCGTAGCGATTCCCGCAATCCCGATCCGGATTACCTGCTGCAGGCATCCAGATTACTCAGAAAGCATTTCTGCGTGATCAGCGTGGCTGACCTGCAGGAGGGGGAAGAGTGGGCCGTCGGTGAACTTCCCGAAGCCGATCTGCGCATGCACTCCGGTCAGCTCAATTTCAAATCTCTGATGCGCCTGATTGAGCATGCAGCCGTGGTGGTTACGCCGGTGGGCTGGGCGCTCCCGGCTGCCATTGCCTATAAAACACCTGTTTATGTCGTTGCTGGTGGGCGGGGCGGCCACAACGCGCCGGAAATCGTCACCGATCCGGCGATGGACCTCTCTCGCGTTGGCTGGGCTATCCCTGACAATTACTGCCGCTGTGAAACGTGGGATCACCACTGCGACAAGCGGATTTCAAATTTCACCGATAAATTCGAGGCCTGGCTCCATGAAGTCGTTTTATCAGGAACTGGAAAGCGGGCTGGTATTTTTACCGGAACTGGGGATCGGGCGTTACCCGGTCCCGGCATCACGTCCGTATGACGAGCAGTATTTTGAAAAATATCAGCAGCTGGCTGATACCGACACAGGGCGCGCATTAACACAATCCCGTATTGAGCTGGTAGAGCGCCATTTTCATGGGCCCGTTCTGGATGTTGGTATCGGTGCCGGTCAGTTCGTCTCTACCCGACCGGGAACGCTTGGGTATGACGTTAATCCCGCTGGTATTGCCTGGCTGAACGAGCGGAGCGCATTCGCTGACCTCTACGCCAATCAGTGGCGCGCGCTGACGATGTGGGATGTTCTGGAACACATTGACGAGCCGGAGCTGGCGGTAGGGCAGGCCAGCGAATCCGTATTTGTATCGATCCCCATTTTTACTGATGCCGGTGACATCCTTCGCTCGCATCATTTCAGAAAAAATGAACATATCTGGTATTTCACTGACGACGGCATCAAACGCTGGTTTGCATATCAGGGCTTCGAATGCGCCGAACAGAACATCATCGAATGCCAGTTAGGGCGTAAGGGCGTCGCTTCGTATGCTTTCCGCCGAGTTTAATTTCCCTTTTCTATTACACAGCACCCCGACCCTGGAGGTGTGGAATGCAACGTATGAACCCAACAGACGGACATAACCTTCCTTACTGGTGGTCGTCAATGCTTGCCGCTTTCTCTTTGCTCAGTCTTCAGGATTACGTTTTTATCATTGGTGCGCTGGTGTCAGCGTTTTTCACCATCAAAACGTATTACGCAAAGCGGAAGGAGGAACGGCAGCGGCTGGAGGAAGAACAGAAACGTACACAACTGCTAGCGCAATACCTGGCGGATGTGGGACAGAAACCACACTCCGATCGTCCGGCTGCCGCCGAGGTGGTAACGGAGGCAATGCGGAGGGTAGCCAGTGGCCCAGTTGAAACTGAGTAAAAAAAGTGGAGCTGCCGGTATTGTCTGTTCGGTAGCGACGATTATCGCGATAGTAATTAACGCTGGTCATGTTCGCACAAATGAGCGAGGTCTGGAGCTCATCGGAAATGCCGAGTCCTGCCGACGTGATCCCTATGTCTGCCCGGCGGGCGTGCTGACCGATGGAATGGGTAACACGCACGGCGTCAAGCCTGGCACTATCAAGAGCGTTCAGCAGATCGCGATGGAGTGGGAAAAGAATATTCTCGATGCTGAATCCTGCGTAAACCGGTACGCCAATGGAAAAATGCTGTCAGATGATACTTTCAGTGCTGCGGTATCGGTAACCTTTCGCGCCGGGTGCGGGAATATGCGCAAATCAACCATGTTTAGCTTCTTCCGTGAGGGGCCGGCTGCGTATAAGTCAGCCTGTAATCAGTTCTCTCGCTGGGTATATGGCGGCGGACGCGTTCTGCCAGGTCTGGTAACTCGCGCAGGTAAAGAAGAGGCTCTCTGTCTGGATGGTCTGAAATGATTACCCTGGCTGATATCAAAGCTGCATGGCGCTCGATAGTGCTGGTGGCCGTGGTTATCTTTGTTGCCGTGCTGTGTGTTCTGCTGGCAAACAGCCGCTCTAACGTCGCCACGCTGCAGAGTGATAATGATGTTCTGCGCAGTGATAATACCCTGCAGGGGGCGGTTATCGCTTCACAGGCTTTCAACTTCAACCGGTTTAACAAGGTAGCCGAAAACGCCAGCCGACTTAACTCACAGATTGATGCCAACTCCGATAAAACGGTTATCGAATACCGGGAGATTCTCCGACGTGAAAAAACCTGTGATCTGCCTGTTCCTGATGATATCGCTGGTGGGCTGCTCAACTACGCGAACAGTTTACGTGCCAGCGCAATGCACACCGATTCCGGGAACGCTGACGCAGCCGGTGATAGCGCCACTACCACCGGCACGCTGACGTATTGCCAGGCAGTTCTTTGGATCAAGCCGCTGCTGGCCGCTATCGAAAAAGCTAATAACCAGCTGGCTGGAATACGTCAAATCGAGAGTGAAAGACAATAAAGATAAGATAATTTCGCCGCCAGTCATTGCTGGCGACGATTTAATTCAAAATACGAGGAATGGAAATTACTGCTCTTTTTTACCTAAAAGGTGAACTATTTTTGATTTCATTTTGTTGAAGCGATCTTCATCCTGGTCTAAGTCTTCATCAAAAATCAAACTTTCTTCAATGGTATTACCCATTAAGCCTGCTGATTTACCGACTGCCTCGTTTACTACAGAGGAGATAGTTACCACAGCAACTTGCAAAGCTTGAATTTCTAACTTTAATTTTTCATTTTCTGTTTCAAGTTCATTAATTCTACTTTCGAGTTCAGACATCGTGCTTACCTCAGTTGATAAAATCATAATGTATCATGAACTTTTTCACATGATGAGGATGCAACGGCAAAACCGGAATGCGGAGCACTGAAACGGCGCTTTCGTGACCTTTTTGTGAGCATTATCAAATCCGTTCGGCGAGTGGCTTTGATAATGTTTATCCCCTTGCGAGGCTAAAAAAGTTTTACCGCCTTTGCGGGGATAAGCATTGCCAAATCCATATTTTGTTGAGGTATGAACAGTGAACCGCCCATTACCTCCGGCGTTATTTGTTAACCCTCCCGATCCAAAGCCATATATCAGCATAATTCCAGCGGACGGTGTTCACGACTGGTTGCAACATCACATCTTGAGCGATGACGGCGATCTGTATAACCCAGACCACCAGCATTTACTTGAGGCCGATCTGTGCTTTCTATGGGCGTCAAATGCGTTCGAGAAGAAAGGGAGAAGCGTGCTGGGCCAGGCTGAAGAAGTGGCAATGCGGGCTGGGGGTTGGCAAAAGGCGCGCATGGAGCAGCAGATGTATGAGTGGTTCGGCAGGGTGCCGCAGTTCATCATTACTCTGGCAGCTGATTACTGTTCGCAATGTTCCGATCTGGAGTTCTGCGCGCTGATAGAGCACGAGCTTTATCACATCTGCCAGGCGACAGATGAATTTAGTGCGCCGAAGTTCACGCAGGAAGGAATGCCGAAACTGAAATTACGCGGCCACGACGTGGAAGAGTTCGTCGGCGTTGTTCGCCGTTACGGTGCGAGCCGTGAAGTGCAGGAAATGATTGATGCGGCGAATCTGCCAGCGGAGGTTGCTCATCTCGATATTGCCAGAGCGTGCGGGACGTGCATGCTGCGACTGGCTTAAATACTGGACTGTATAAGACGAATGGTGATTTATGGCTGCATTAAAACCTGATGTGAAAGCCTTCATCATTCAGTCGCTTGCGTGCTATGACACGCCGTCGCAGGTGGTCGAGGCTGTCCAAAGAGAATTCGGCATCAAGATCACCCGGCAGCAGGCCGAATCACACGACCCCACGAAGGCCAGTGGTAAGACGTTGGCGAAGAAGTGGATCACCATGTTCAGCGCGACTCGCGAACGCTTCCTGACCGAAACCAGCGACATTCCGATCGCGAACAAATCCTATCGGCTCCGCGTGCTTGACCGCATGGCTACCAAAACCGAGGGGCTGAAGAACTTCTCCCTGACGGCGCAGTTGATTGAACAGGCCGCGAAAGAAGTAGGCGACGCTTATACCAATAAGCTGAAAGTGGAGAGCACCGGCAAGGATGGCGGCCCGATTAAGACAGAGACGACTAATCTTACCGCAGATCAGGCTGCTGAGCTGTACCGCAAAATGATGGGATAAAAGGGCAAAAATTTGCCCTTTCGATAAGGCGTAAATCAATCCTTCATGAAGCTTGCGCGATGGGATGCAATATCATTAGCTTCATCGATACATCTTTGGCAAAGCAGCGAACCATGTTCGAAGCGAGCATCATAAGCATCACTAAGCTCTTTTTCGGTAAGAACAACCTTGCAGTCATTATGGTACCCGCCAGGGTCAGTGACTCCTTCGCAAGGCTGTGACAAAAAACGACGAAGAACTGATTTTTGAGCTGGTGTAAGTGACGTAAATCCTTTATCGACGGCAAGCTTTGCAATACCACTCACTTTCGAATCCTCGTTATGAAAGACGTCTTGTTCGATCTGTTGGCGAAGGATTTCTTCTTCGAATGCCATGTAAATCTCCTTATTGCTGTGCATTTAACAAGATACAACGTGTTTCGGACGAATCTTAATATGCCACTTCCTTTTGCATTTGACTTCAAAAATCCTGACTACCAGTTGGTTTTTGAATGGAGGATGGAGCGCCTACAGCGCATTCGCCAGAACTCCGAAATGCTGCCAGCGCTAAAACAGTTTTATCGCACTAACCCGGCTCAGTTCATCATTGACTGGGGCATGACGACGGACCCGCGTAACCTCGACTACGGACTACCGGCCACCATCCCTTTTTTGCTGTTCCCACGCCAGGAGGAATGGATTAACTGGATCATGGACAGGCGTTCCAGCCTTGAACATGGACTGACGGAAAAAAGCCGTGAAATGGGGCTGAGCTGGACCTCTATCGGCTTGGCCTGTTCGTTATGCCTTTTCAATAAAGAAATGGTCATCGGCTTCGGCTCCCGTAAAGAGGAATACGTCGACAGCACCGGTGACCCGAAGGCGCTGTTCTGGAAGGCGCGCAAGTTCGTGGAAACGCTGCCCGTCGAGTTTCGCGGTTCATGGGATGAGAAAAAGCATGCGCCATATATGCGCGTGGAGTTTCCTGATACCGGCGCAGTCATTAAGGGAGAGGCTGGTGATAATATCGGTCGTGGCGACCGTACCACGCTTTATTTCGTTGATGAGGCGGCTTTCTTGCAGCGTCCATTGCTCATCGATGCCGCGCTTTCCCAGACAACCCGCTGCCGCATAGACCTCTCTTCGGTCAACGGCATGAGTAACCCATTCGCTCAGAAGCGACACAGCGGGAAAATCCCGGTGTTTACGTTCCACTGGCGCAGCGACCCGCGCAAGGACAACGAGTGGTACCGCAAGGAATGTGAAAAAATAGATAACCCCGTCATTGTCGCCCAGGAACTGGACCTGAACTACCAGGCATCTGCCGAGGGCATCCTGATCCCTTCTGAATGGGTGCAGGCTGCTGTCGATGCGCATATCAAACTGGGCATCCAACCGAGCGGCCAACGCCTTGGCTCAATGGATATCGCTGATGAGGGGAAAGACAAAAACGGCTTTTCTTCCCGTTATGGTTTCCTCCTGCAGAGTGTCCACGAATGGTCTGGCGAAGGGAGCGACATATACGCTTCCGTCGTGAAATCGTTTGGCTACTGTGACGATTACGGCCTCGATGAATTCCGTTTCGATGAAGATGGACTCGGCGCTGGCGCGCGCGGCGATGCTCGCGTGATAAACGAGCTCAGGCAGGCTGAAGGCCGGGGAACAATCGCTGCTACGCCCTTCCGTGGTAGCGGCAGTGTTTTCGATCCGGAAGATGAACTCACTGCAGGAACGCCGCCTTCGTCGCCATATTCGCTGGCTGATGGAAATCTCGTGGCGCTCCCTCTTCGGTGAGCCGCTGCCGGAAGATTTCACCTTCGAGTTCAACAAGCTCTGGGAAATGTCGGACACAGACCGTTCGACGATGGCAAGCAATGTGACGACCGCCCTGGCTACCGCCGTCCGTGATCTGAGCATGCCACCAGCAGCCGCACTGAATGACCTTCGAAACCTTTCTGAGGTTCTGGGCATTGGCGGCTCAATCACCGACGAGGATATTGAAGATGCGAAGTCCCAGTGGCAGGAGGATGAACCTGAAACCATCCCAGCGCCGCCGATCGGAGATCCAGTATCGAAAAAGCCTGTTGGCGATAACGAACCAAATCGGGCAAATAGTCGATGGTTCCTACGATGGTTCACAGATAAGCGCTGACAACATATCGAAAACGCTGGTGGACTACTCCGAGGTGATCAGCGACTGGGCCGAACAGGTCGGGCGCAGGATGTTCGTTCAGGTTGAGCGGGAAGAATGGAACCAATGGCGATCAGTATCTGAGGAAATTGGTGCAGGCCTGCGTGATGTCGTGGGCAATACGCCCGTCGGGCAGGTGGCGCAGGATATCGTTTACCGCCAAATTCAGCTGATGAAATCCCTGCCGCTGGAAGCCGCCGATCGCGTGAAGGATATCCAGCAGCGCGCAATGCAGGCGGTTGTTGCTGGTGAGCGTCCAGATCAACTCTACGAGATGATTATGGCCTCTGGCGATGTGGCAGCCAGCCGGGCGCAGCTGATAGCCCGAACTGAGATTGGCCGCGCTACCGGCGCGCTAACTCAGGCCCGAGCGCTATCTGTAGGTTCGGAGGGCTACTGGTGGCGCATCCACGGCGCAGGCACGCGCAAATCTCATCGTGGCATGAAGGATAAATTCGTGCGCTGGGATGACCCTCCCACGCTCGACGGTATGACCGGTCATGCCGGGTGTCTGCCGAACTGCGAGTGCTGGCCTGAAGTGCAGGTGCCAGCACCACGAAAATAGCACAAAATGCTAAAGAAATTTGGGTTAAGTGGGGTTTGTGGGTGACCATGATTGATAAATAAGAGTGAGCAATGCTCATAACTCTAATTTAAGGAGGCCCATTATGGCACTTACAGACGAACGCCTTATTGACAGCTTAAGGCACAACCGCAGATTGCTTGACGATATTTATCAGTCAGGGATTTCGCAGTATTACGACACTGACATCATCCATAACGCCATCGACTCAATTATCGATGAGCTAAGGCAACGTGGATTTCCAGTTTAATCAAAGCCCGCATATGCGGGCTTTTTTATTGCCCGCAATTCAGCAGGTAACTCATGAAATATTTCTTCACTACCCGCCTGGGCGAAACACGATATCTGACTGCGGACGGCTCGCTGCTGTGCAAAGACGTTCCGATCGCCCGAACAGGAACGCAGGTCTACTTACCTGAGGAAATCGACCTCGAACCGGACGCCAGCGGCACTGTTACGGTGTGGCGAACGGAAGACGAGGTGTTTTCCACTGAGACGATGGCGAGCTTTGAGGGCGTGGCCGTCACGCTGGGGCATCCGGAAGACGACTCCGGAAACATCGTTTTCGTTAATCCTTCCAATTTTTCTGATCTGGCCCACGGACACATTCAGAACGTCCGGCGCGGCACCGGCGACAAATCGGATCTGCTCATTGCTGATGTGCTGATTAAACGGCAGGAGGCAATCGACGCGGTGAACTCTGGCCAGACCGACGTCAGCTGCGGCTATGACGCGCAGTACAAACAGCTGGCACCCGGTAAAGGCAAGCAACATCAAATCACAGGCAACCATCTGGCCGTCGGCATCGACCGTGGGCGCGCTGGTGGCCGCTGCTCAATCGGGGATTCCATCCCATCAACCACTAAGGAGAAGCCTGTAATGTCATGGCTTAAAAAACTGGCTCAGGCCATTAAGACGAAAGATGAGGATGCACTCGCGAAACTCATCGATGAAGCGCCGGATATGCCGTCTGATGGCATGACTTCAATCCCCGGCTCCTCTATCACCATCAACATTCCTTCACAGGCTACGGCCTTGCCAGAAGGGAACCGCACCACTACCGATGAAGATGATCCGAACAAAAGCAAAACCGGAACGGGTGATGAAGAAATTCCAGCCTGGGCGAAAGCGTTGCTGGTCCGCCTGGAAAAGCTGGAGGGTAAAACCACCGACGGCGACCCGGACCCGGACAACATGACTGGCGACGAAGATGCAGAAGAAGACCGCAAAGTAACGGGTGACGCTGCGTTTAAACGCAATCTGATCGCCGATGCGGAAATCATCTGCCCGGGCTTCCAGCCAACCGGCGACAAAGGTCTGAAACGTCAGGTGCTGAGCCACGCGATGCGTACCGGCGACAGCCTGAAATCGTTCGGTGTGAGTGATTTCGCCAAAGCGCCAAAAGCAACGGTAGATGCCGTGTTTACTGCGGCGCTGGCGCTCAGCAAAGCGAAAAATCACCTCGCACCGCTGAACTACGGAACTCGCACCACTGACAGTTCTGCCAGCACCAAGCACCTCTCCCCGGCAGAGCTGAACAAGCTCAACGCTGAATTCTGGTCCAAAAACAAATAAGGTAAATCATCATGGCAGGTACTGCATATTTAGAGCGTATGCCCCTGGGCATTGCCGGGGGCGTTACCCGTCCTCGTGATCTCACCATTGAACCAGTGACCCTGGATCACTCAAAGCAGTTCGCGTCGTACGGCCTGGCCGGTAAATACGTGAACGATAAATTCGTTCCGCTGGAGTCTGGCGACACCATCAGCAAAGTAAAAGGGATTCTGGTCCGTCCGTTCCCGATTACCTCGGCGGCGGATCTGGCGTACATCGGCGTGAACGTGAATCAGGTCGGCGACAACCTCAAACGCGGTTACATCTGCGTTATTGCTACCGCAGGCAACGCGACAAGCGCGAAGAAAGGCGATCCGGTTTACGTTCGCGTGGCTGGTGGCACCACTCAAAGTCCGGTTGGCTCTTTCGTGCTGTCTCCAGACTCCACCGCATCAAACACGCCTCAGCTGACAAATGCAGAGGTCATGGGGCCGGGTAGCGCCGACGGCCGTATCGAAATTGCATATAACATCTGAGGGAATAATGAATGTTTACAATTGATAAGGCGACCATTGACTCCTCCGGCGCGTTTCTCGTCGGGGAGCTGGAGCGCATGGATCAGACGCTGAACATGCCGCTGACCTCCGTAAAGTGGTCTCGCGACATGCCGCTGCGTAGCGATATTTCTATCGCTGATGAAGTGTCATCCTTCACTAACACCGATTTCGTCGGCGTTGGCGGCCCTAACCCTAACGGTAAAAACTGGATCGGTAAAAAATCCACCGCCGTTCCTGGTATTGAACTCGATATCCAGCCGACTCGTAACAATCTCACCCCATGGGGGCAGGAAATCGGCTGGACGGTGCTGGAACTGGCCTCGGCGCAAAAGCTCGGCCGCCCTGTTGACGTCCAGAAATACGAAGGCATGAAGCTGAAATGGGCGATGGATACCTGACACCCGTCGGGGAAGGCCCAAAGTACGACGAAGAACTGGAGCGGGAAATCAGCCGGTGGATTCGTGGCGTATCGGGGTTGCCAGCGAAGGCGGTTTTCTCTCGCTGGACCGACCCTCAGCCGCTTATCCCGAAGAACGGAGTCACCTGGTGCGGTTTCGGTATAACCACCGTCCCGCAGCCGTTAAGCCAGTCTGATGTTCAGGTTTCGGATGAACAATCAGAGCAATGGACCTGGGAACAGGTCACGGTGATTTGTTGCTTCTATGGCCCTCTGGGCTCCAGCACCGCATCAACATTCCGGTCGGGGATCTTCGTCGAGCAAAATAATGCCGAACTGAATCTATCCGGCCTCTCGCTGGTGGACGCCGGGACAATCTACAACCTGCCCGAACTCATCAACAACCAGTGGGTAAGGCGGTACGACCTCACCATCACGCTGTCCCGCAAGAACACTCGCACCTACAACGTCAGGACGCTGGAAGATGCGCCCGTTTCATTTTTCGGAGACTAAATTATGCCGCAGGGATTACCTGTATCTAACGTCGTTAATGTCGACGTGATCATTGGGCCGCGTGCGGCTACTGGTCGAAACTTTGGCTCACTGCTCATTCTCGGGAGCTCAACGGTTATTCCGGTAACGGAGCGCATTCGCCTTTACTCATCCCCTGAAGATATCGGCTCTGATTTCGGCGTGGATAGCCCGGAATACGACGCTGCTACCGTTTATTTCTCACAGTCGCCAAAACCGCAACAAGTGTATGTGGGCCGCTGGGCGAAAACGCTGGTATCGGCAGAGAGCGGTTCAACGGAAACCCTGCTGCAGGCTGTGAACGCAGTGCTGAATTACACGAACTGGTACGGTCTGGCCGTGGCGGATGATGAGGATATCGACGATGCCGACTGGCTGAGCGTGGCCGCTGCTATTGAGGCTTCCAGCCTCAGCCGCATTCTGGCGATCACTACAGACGATCCGGAAACGATTAACACGACGTCGACAACCGATCTGGCCTCTAAACTCAAGGCGGCAAAGTACGGGCGCACGTTCGTGCAGTATTCCACCAGCAGCAAATACGCCGCGCTGTCAGCGTTTGGCCGCGCGTTTACCGTGAATTTCAACGGCAGCAACACCACCATTACCCTGAAATTCAAGCAGGAGCCGGGGATCACGTATGAAACCCTGACGACGAATCAGGCGGCGGCTCTGGATACCAAAAACTGCAACGTGTTCGTGTATTACCAGAACGATACCGCAATCCTGCAGCAGGGCGTCATGTCCAGTGGTGACTTCTTCGATGAGCGCCACGGGCTCGACTGGCTACAGAACTACGTGCAGGCCAATCTGTATAACCTGCTCTACACCAGCACGACCAAAGTCCCGCAGACAGATGCGGGTGTTACGCGTCTCCTGTCCAACGTTGAGCAGTCGATGGATCAGTCAGTCACGAACGGACTGGTGGCGGCTGGCGTCTGGAGCGGTGGCCCGATTGGGCAGCTGGATTCTGGCGACACGCTGACAAAAGGGTATTACGTGTACGCGCAGCCGATTTCCGAACAGGCGCAGGCTGACCGCGAAGCGCGTAAGGCACCGGTGATTCAGGTGGCCTGTAAGCTGGCGGGTGCGGTGCATTTCGCTGATGTGCAGATCAACGTCGTTCGCTAAGGGGAAACTGAATGGCTACTTATTCTTTTATGGACGTCACGGCGTCCCTTTCTGGCCCGACCGGAGAGATTGATCTGGGTTATGGCTCTGCCAGCTCAGAAGAAGGGATCACCGTCGCGATGGGCGGCCCTAAAAACACCATGACTATTGGCGCTGATGGTGAAGTGATGCACAGCCTGCATGCGGACAAAAGCGGCACGATTACCGTCAACCTGTTGAAGACCTCACCGACAAACAAAAAGCTGTCGCTGGCGTATAACGCCCAGAGTCAGTCCTCGGGCACCTGGGGGAACAACGTCATTGTGATCCGAAATAAGGTGAGCGGGGACATCATCACGGCGCGCAGCGTGGCATTCCAGAAACAGCCGGATAACGCCAACGCAAAAGCAGGCAACACGATGCCGTGGGTATTTGACGGCGGCAAGATCGACCAGGTTCTCGGGGAGTTTTAACGGATGGAATGTTCAATCAAGGGCCACGATTACCGCGTGGCAAAACTCAGTGTTTTTGACCAGCTGAAAGTGACCCGCAAACTGCTGCCGGTGCTGGCGGGAATGATGTCAGATTTCGGGAGCATTCGCTCCCTTCTGCCAGCTGACGGCAAAATCGACAAGGTTGATTTCGATAAGTTAAAGCCGGTGTTCGAAACCCTGCTGCCGCGAATCGCTGACGAGTTGTCTTCACTGACCGAGGAGGACACTAACGCGATAATTCACCCGTGTTTGGCAGTGGTATCTCGGCAGCATATGAACGGATGGACACCGGTGTTTAACAGCGGTCAGTTGATGTTCGACGATATCGATCTGCTCGTCATGCTGCAGCTGGTGGCGCGGGTGGTCGCCGATTCGCTGGGAAATTTTTTGCCCGCGATCCCTACCAGAGAGACGGCGGACCAGCCTCAGGGCTGATCCTCAACAGTCTGCCTGACGGGCTGTCTTATCTCCTTGACCCGGTTGACGCCGGGTTAATCCCTTATTACGCGCTGAAGGATGGATCTGTCGATCTGTGCGATATCGCGCTGATGAATGACCATCTGACCGTTAAGGCTGACAACCAGCGACGTATCGATAAATGGAGAGAGGACAATGAACGCTGAGACTATTAAAGAGTTTCTCGTCTCCCTCGGTTTCGATATTGACGAGGCGGGAGCGGAAAAGTTCGATTCGGTCATTGCGGGAACGACCGCAAACGCCATCAAAATGGGGCTGGCTGTCGAAGGTGCCGCGCTTACCGTGGTGGCCTTCACGGCTAAGATTGCCTCAGGTCTGGATAATCTCTACTGGGCGTCACAGCGTACCGGTGCGACGGTCCAGGGCATCCAGTCGATTGGCTATGCCGTTTCGCAGATGGGCAGCAGCGTGGACGCTGCGCGAGGTTCACTGGAAAACCTCTCCCGGTTTGTGCGTAACAATCCCGGCGCGGAAGGTTTCCTGAACCGTCTGGGCGTACAGACCCGTGATGCCAGCGGAAATATGCGCGACATGGCCGCTATTTTTACGGGTGTCGGCCAGAAGCTCAGCAGCATGCCGTATTACAAAGCCAATCAGTATGCGCAGATGCTGGGCATTGATGAAAATACCCTCATGGCGATGCGCCGTGGTGTGGGTGGTTTCTCCGGGCAGTACAGCGCAATGGCGAAGGCGATCGGCTTCAATGCTGACGAGGCGGCCAGAAGCTCCAACAAATTCATGACCTCTCTGCGCGAGTTCGGCGCGATGGCAGGCATGGCCCGTGACAAAATCGGCTCTAACCTTGCTGGTGGCCTGTCGGGTTCGCTGGACACCCTGCGGCGCCATATCCTGGACAACTTCCCGCGCATCGAGCAGACCCTGACGAAAGCCATAAAGGGCATTCTTGCGCTCGGGGACATCATCGGGCGACTGTTCTTCCGTCTCATTGAGGGAACATCAGACCTTATCACCTGGTGGCAATCGCTGGATAAGCAAACGCGGGAGCTGATCTCGCTGTTCGGCGCGCTGACGATTGCGCTGCGCATCCTGAACAGTACGTTTTGGATGTCTCCGATTGGCCTGATCACGGCACTGGCTGCTGGTATCGCGCTGTTGTGGGAAGACTATAAAACATGGAAGGAAGGCGGTCAGAGCCTGATTGACTGGGGGAAATGGAAGCCAGAAGTCGACGCTGCACTGAAGATGACCCGCGACCTGCAGACTACCGTCATCGACCTGACGAAAGCGCTGGCGAAGCTGCTCAACATTGACCCGAAATCATGGTCCCTGAAATGGGATTTCAGCAACTTCATTTCGCAGATGGGCGAGTTCAGCAAGATGCTGAACATGATTGCAGATCTGCTGAATGCTATCAAAGATGGGCGATGGTCCGAAGCCGCCAGCATTGGTAAGCAGCTCCTGAATCAGGGCAGCGGTAACCCGAGTGCCATGCCGATGGTGACCGACAGCGCGAACAGTACCGCTGAATGGATGAAAAACACGCTTGGGTTTGATCCTCGCAGCGTGGGGCGCACTGTGCGCGGCTGGTTTGGCGATGATGAACCAGACCAGTACGGCCAGTCAGTGAAGCGACCTCAGCCAACAAAAGCAGGATCTGAATTGCTGGGCTGGATGCAGCCGATGCTTACCAATCTGGAGCAGCTGTACCGGCTTCCGGAAGGACTGCTGAAAAGCGTTGCGATTACAGAATCTGGGGGCAATCAGTTTGCGGTGTCCGGTGCTGGCGCGAAAGGTCTGTTTCAGTTTATGGACGGAACAGCGCGTGACATGGGGCTGCGCGGGAACGACGTTTTCGACCCGGAGAAGGCGGCGCAGGCGGCTGCAAAATATCTTTCCCGGTTACTACAGGCGAACGGTGGAGACCTGAGCAAGGCGCTCGCGTCTTACAACTGGGGGATCGGGAACGTGCAGAAGCATGGCATGGCCCTGATGCCGCAGGAAACCCGCAACTACATCCCGAAAGTGATGAGCAACATGCCCGGCAACGGGGTTCAGGTAGATCAAAAAAATACCTATCACATTTACGGTGGTGGTGATCCGCGTTCGGTCGGAACAGAAGTTGAGCGCCGACAGCAATCAGCAAATGCTCAGGTCATGCGCGGCAATCAAACTAAGGTGGGCTAATGGATATTCTCTCTACGCTCTTTCAGCAGCAAACGCGGAAAATTGGGATGATAGTTCCGAGCGTTGTTGTGTCTGAAAAGCACAGCGATACGCTGGAGATAACCGAGCATCCCGTCGAAGTTGGGGCCGCCATCGCTGACCACGCCTATAAAAAGCCGTCTGAAGTGGTGATGGAGGTCGGTTTCGCTGGCGGCGGATCGTTGCTGGATTTTGCCAGCAATCTGACTGCCACCAGCTTACTTGGCCTGAGTCCTCAGCAGACATATCAGGAAATTCTGGACCTGCAGGCGAGCCGTATTCCTTTCGATGTGGTGACCGGCAAACGGCTGTACAGCAACATGCTGATCCGCGCGCTGGAAGTGACAACAGACAAGACGACTGAAAACGTCCTTTCTGCGGTTCTCACCCTGAGGGAGGTTCTCATCTCGCAAACGCAGCAGATCACCGTCGCGGATAAAACCAACATGCAGAACGGGGCCAGCACTTCGGCGGTACTGAATACCGGGAACAAAACCACAAAGCCGCCAAATACCTCGCTGCTGCAAAGCATCACGGGTAATGCGGCGTCATTACTGGGGCTCGGCTAATGGCAATTCAGGAAATCCCGCTGACGGCGGATAACCAGCAATTCAGCATCATACTGGCGGGGACAACCTGGCGGATTAGCATCACCTGGCGCGATCTTTACTGGATTATAGATCTACAGAACGACAGAGGGGGGCCGGTAATCTCCGGCATCCCACTTGTCACCGGCGCGGATCTGCTGGCGCAGTACGCTTACATGAAGCTGGGATTCAAGCTGGTGGTGGCCTGTGACGACAGTACGCAGGATTATCCGACGAAAACCGACCTGGGTGGCCGCAGTCATTTACTGGTATCAACGGAGTAAACATGTCACAGAACTGGATGAGACATTTCGAGCTGCAGCTCGTTGATGAAAACGGGCAGGGGATTGAACTCAGCGATTTTAAAGTGACCTTCACGATCGACTGGTTCAACATCAGCAGCGCGTCCCGTGTGGGAACGTTCAAAATCTACAACCTGTCAGCCGATACGGTGAACCGCATAACCGAGCAGGAGTTTTCCAGAGTGCGGCTGATTGCCGGTTATGACGGTATCGCGCCGGAGGTGTCGGCCAGCGACGTCGGGACCATGCGGGAAGTCGATGCAGCGGACGTGGGCCAGAGTGATGGTCGCAACTACGGGCTGATTTTTAGCGGAGAGATCCGCTACTCGGTCACCGGCAAGGACAGCCCTATAGACTCATATGTCCTGATTCAGGCGGCTGATACGGATCTGGCATTTGCCACCAGCATAACCTCGCAGACGCTGGCAGCCGGTTACACCACAGCAGATATGTTCAATTTGCTGATGAAAGATTTCGAGGCCAAAGGCGCAACAGTCGGCCGCACTCCTGCATTCCCCACAACAGTGTTTCCGCGAGGGCGCGTACTGTTTGGCATGACCAGACATCTGATGGACAACGTGGCCGCGCAATGTGGCGCAACATGGCAGTTCGTGGACGGCCAGCTTCATATGCTGGCTAAGGATGAGGTAATGCACGACGCCATTGTGCTCAACAGTGCTACCGGACTGATAGGCATGCCGCAGCAGACCATCGGTAACGGCGTGAACGTCCGCGCGCTGATTAACCCGAACATCCGGGTAAACGGGCTCATTCATCTGGATCAGGCCTCAGTGTACCGCACCGCGCTGTCGAACAACGATATAGCGATGGCTGGTGGGCAGATCACAGACCAGAATACCGACGGCAATATCTCCATCAGCGGCACCACGGCGCAGCCTGCCAGCATCGCAACAGATGGCGTTTATAATGTGCGCGGTATTATGTACACTGGCGACACAAGGGGCCAGGCGTGGTACATGGATATGATGTGCGAAGCGCGTGGCGCGCAGGATATGCCATCGAGCACAGCATTGCAGAGGGGGTTATAGAAATGAAACGATGGATTTTTTCATTACTGGCGTTAGCGTCTGTTGGCGCAAGTGCAAACACCATAACGATGCAATGCGGTAACTTTCGTATGGACGCGATCCCTGATTCATTGTTTAAAATCAATGGCGAAACCGTAACATCCCAAAAAGTTAAGATGCTGGGCAAAGACGGCACAGGCATGCAGATCAAAATGGGACTGATGCCTGCTAAAGATGGCAACAACTACGGGTTTGAGTATATCCATCGCCCTGGCACCGAAACCCGTTTCCTGAACGTCCAGCTGCTGCAGAACAGTATGGATGCACCGAAAATCATCGGATCTTTCCCGTGTAAAAAAATAGATACTTAACATTTATGCAGCATCCCTAAAAACTTGGCGAGCTTCTCTCCATCAAGCTACAGTGAAGTTACACCATAACGAATAGTGGTGGTGCATTGACTCAAGGCACATTTAAGCAGACAATCCCATTCCCTTGTTCAAGGGGATTTTCTGCACAAAACCTGTAAAGTGAGACTTTGTGACACAGCTCAAGACACAAGAAGATAGGGATATCGAAACGACGAACCGCATAATGGCTAACATTAAGCCGTATCTTTTCTTTCAACAGGAGATTACGGATTTTGTAGCTAAGCGGATGCTGGCTCAGGCAGAAGAGATTCGAACTAAGGGGTTAAAATCTGTTGCATTAGCAACTATCTATTACTCAATGAACAACCCTGAACTAGGTTCTGAGCTAATGGAAGAGGCGCTTACTTTGCGTCCCCAAGATTGGATCACTTGGCGTCAGTATTCACTGTGTGCTTTTTGGCGTTGTGGACCAGTAGTTGCTCGCGAAATTACTCGGCGATCTCGTGAACAGGTAATGAGCCCATTGATTGCTCGTGATGCCTTGTTTTATGCCATGAATACCGGTGATTTTGCGTTCATGCGTGAGATGTATTCTCTGCTTACCAAAACCAATATGTTGGATGAAGTCTTCTCCAATGGTTATGAAAAAGAGAGGAGCGACATGGAAAATGGAATGGGCTATTTAGAGCTTGCTGAAAAAACTGGCAAGTCTGAGACAATCAAGCATCTTGCTGAAATTATGTACGGTGAGTTGAATCTTGGGCAAAAACTGCAAGCCGTTAACCATTTGATCGATGTTTCGGAATATGCTGATGAAACATCGTTGCTATACGAATTGCATGTTCCTGATCTAGAACCTAAAGCTTGTGCAGCGATGAACTTAAGTTTGATAACTAAGCGTGTCCAAGATGGAGTGGTTGATTGGGAAGTTGGCGCTGTGTTTGTGAGTGAGTCAAAGGAAGATAAAGCTGATGCCTGTAACGCCTGATGATTTCTTGGATTTAGCATGTGATTTCGATTCGGCTGCAGATGAAATGCAACTCAGAAACTCTGTAAGCAGAGCCTATTATTCTGGTTATTTGCATGTCATTGACCGAGTTCAGAAGGCTGGCATATTACTTTCGGCGGCACCTTCAGGCATGCATGACAAGCTAATAAATTCACTAAATGCGAATTTATGTTCAGGTTTGAATGGGGGCATGACTCCGCCAAAACAAACTGAGCTCGCTGGCATTTTGCATCTAACAAAACAGTTACGCACCAAAGCTGATTACAAGCTTACAGAAACAGTTACTCAATATGACAAAGACGCTGCTATAGCAAATGCTAGAGAGATAAAGTCGATGTTACCTTAAGTAGTAAACCTTCTACCAAGACCCGCCACTCGGCGGGTTTTTTGTTTTCTGGAGCCTACCAAATGGCAGTATCTGACCAAACACGCAGCGGTGACCTTGCCGAAACATTCAAATCTGAGCGGGAAACCACAAAGAACCAGATCCGCGTCGCTTTGCCTAGCATTGTTCAGTCATTCGATCCGGGCAAAGTAACGGCGGTGGTGCAGCCTGCTATCCGTTCGGTTGAAACTGATAACGACGGGAAGCGCATCACGAATAATTATCCGCTGCTGGTGGATGTGCCGGTGGTGTTTCCTCGCGGCGGCGGCTGCACTCTCACTTTCCCGATCAAAGCCGGTGATGAGTGCCTGGTCATTTTTGCCGATCGCAGCATTGATTTCTGGTGGCAGAGTGGCGGCGTGCAGGAGCCGGTAGACGACAGAGTGCATGATTTATCGGATGCGTTCTGCATCGTCGGGCCGCAGTCTCAGGCGCAGAAAATCGGCGGTATCAGTACCGGGGCCACGCAGCTGCGCAGCGACGACGGAAGCACCTATTTCGAGCTCAATCCCACCACGCAGAAAATTAAAATCGTAGCTCCTGGTGGTCTCGATGTTATCGCCCCCGAATCGACGTTTTCGGCGAAGGTCACGATTACTGGGCTACTCACTTGGATGGGGGGGATGGTCGGAAGTCTTGCCAGCGGCACAGCGGCGAAAATTACTGGTGCGATTGAATTCTTTGGAACACTCAAATCGAACGGTAAATCCATTGACGACACGCACACCCACAAAGGCGTTCAGACGGGCAGCGGTAACTCCGGCGGGGTGAACTGATGCGATACAGACGCGAAGACGCCGACGGCGATTACACCTTTGGCGGCGGCGATGATACCTGGCTAATTAACTCACCTGAGGCCGTGGCGCAGGCTGTGAAAACGAGGTTCGAATTATGGTATGGGCAATGGTTTCTCGACACCACTGAGGGGACGCCGTGGATTCAGTCCGTACTTGGTAAGCAGAAGCCAGAAACCTACAACCTGGCGATCCGTAAGCGCATCCTCGAAACACGGGGCGTGAAGTCCATCCTCTCCTTCAATACGACAGTGAACACCACGACGCGCCGCGTCCAGTTCTTCTCTCAAATAGACACCATCTACGGAACAATGACAGTAACCAGCGAGGCATAAATGGCGCTCAATTTGGACACACTCGGCTTATCGGCAACGGTAACCGCTGAGGGGATCAGTGCGCCTGACTACCAGACGATACTCGATACCCTGACGAGCTATTTCCAGCAGATTTATGGCAGTGACGCCTATCTGGAACCGGACAGTAAAGATGGTCAAATGGTAGCGCTGGTGGCGCTGGCTATCCACGACGCCAACAACACAGCGATAACCGTCTATAACTGCTTTTCACCGGCTACCGGGTACGGCGCGGCTTTGACCAGCAATGTGAAAATTAACGGTATTGCGCGGAAAGGCGCGACGAACTCTACTGCGGATCTGCTGATCGCCGGAACCGCAGGGACAACCATCACAAACGGCACCGTAAAAGACACCAATAACGTGATCTGGCGTCTTCCTGTTTCGGTAGTAATTGATGTGAATGGAACCGTCACAGTAACAGCGACCTGTTCTAACAGCGGAGCTGTTGCGGCGCTGACCGGAACAATCAGCACCATTAACACGCCGACCCGTGGCTGGACGTCAGTTACCAACCCGGCGGCGGCTACCGTCGGTGCACCAGCAGAAACCGACGCAGAGCTGCGCATCCGGCAGGGACAGAGCGTCGCGCTACCATCAATTACTCCGTTTGAAGGTGTCGACGGAGCGATCGCCAATGTAGCTGGCGTGACACGTCACAAACTCTATGAGAATGACACTGGCGCGACTGATAGCAACGGGCTGCCGCCACACTCTATCTCTGCCATTGTTGACGGTGGCGATGTGACAGATATTGCCCAGACAATCAGGGGGAACAAAGGGCAGGGAACGGCGACCTATGGGACGACTGCTGTCACGGTGCCGGATACTTACGGCAACCCGCATGTGATCAGCTTCTCGCGGTCGGCTGATGTCCCGATTTACGGGCACATCACGCTGAAAGCCTTCGCGGGCTATACGTCGCAAATCGGCGTACAGATTCAGCAGGCTGTCGCTGACTACATCAATGGGCTAACGATCGGCGATTCTGTGCTGTTGAGCCGAATTTACTCCCCGGCAAACCTCGGCGTAGTGAGTGGCGGCAGCGCGCGCTTTTACGATATTCAGGAACTGCTGATCGGAATATCAGCCGGGACAGTCGCGGCGGCGAACATCAATATCGCCTACAACGAGTCAGCATCCTGCAAGCCTGAAAATATTGCGCTAACGGTGACGTCATGAGCAAGTACACGGACCTGATCACCAACTACCACGGCACTAAGCCCAAGTACTTTGACCACATCGATCTGAGCACCCGTCCGCTAATTGATATCACGACAGCAACAAGGGGGTTGATCAGCGCGTTTGATATCGATATGGCTGTCGGCGTCCAGCTCGATGCTCTCGGTCTCTGGATTGGGCGAAGTCGCATCGTCAGCCAACCGATTGGCGGCGTATATTTTTGCTGGGATACTGACGGGCTCGGGTATGACCAGGGCGTCTGGCAAGGGCCTTATGACCCTGATTCAGGCTTCACGTCACTCAGCGATGACACCTATCGCATCATTCTGAAAGCGAAAATCGCGATCAACAACTGGGACGGGCGGAACGACTCACTGCCGCCCATTCTGAACGCTGCAACTGCTGGCTCTGGCCTGAAGATGCAAATCGTCGACAACCAGGACATGACGATCTCGGTCTGGGTTTTTCCTGAGACTGATATTTCTAATGTGTCTCTCGAACTGATCGCCGCTATCAAACAGGGCTATCTCACAGTTAAAGCGGCTGGCGTATGGGCCGGGGACGTTGAAACGCCTTCGGTAGAAACACCGTCTGAAGGCTCTAAATTCTTTGGGTTTGATTTGGATAACGAATACATCGGTGGGTTTGATGTAGGAGCATGGGGGACACTACTCTAATGAGCACGAACGACTTTAAAGCATTTGCACTTGATCCAAACGCTAACGTCATGTCACAAGCTGACTGGGTAACTCTACCGGCATTACTCTCAGGGTTTACGGCTGGAAAGGCATCCAGCGCGCAAATCAATAAAGCAATTCGGCAGGCCAGTTTTATAACGGCGGCACTGGCCCAGTACACAGCCAATAAAAGTGGGCAGGATGTGCTGGATAATGGTGATCTGAACGGGTTCATTGCAAAAATGGCAATGGCGTTCGGTAAAGACTTCCAGGCTCTTGATGCTACATTGACGGCGTTGGCTGGCCTTGCTACTGGCGCAAACAAGCTTCCGTATTTCACGGGTACGGATACTGCTGCACAAACGGATCTTACTTCCGTTGGACGAGACATTATCGGTAAAGGAACCATTGCCGAAATTCTCACATATCTCGGTTTAGGCACGGCCGCTACGAAAAATGTTGGGACGGGGGCGGGGCAGATACCAGATATGTCTTCGTTCACCAGCGGCACAGGATGGTGCAGATACCCGGATGGGACCATTTTCCAGTATGGGACAGCTGGATTTGCGGTCGGAGTTAATAACCAATACGTAACCCTGCCGAGGGCATTTACGACGTCAAGTTATCGCGTTGTTTGTACCTGGAGTGACATCGGGACACAGCAAGGGGGCGCTGCCGCTCAGCCATCTGCTGATATTGGTATCGGACAGGGCTCTAAATCAGTCAACCAGTTTGGTATTTGGCAGGGCGGCGGCGGCGGTTTTAACGTAGATTACTTTGCGATTGGGAAATAAATAAATGGAAAAATATATCTGGAGTCCTTCATTAGCTGGATTTTATCCGACAGAGGAACAGTCCATTTTTGAGGGTTTGGGCGGGTGGCCGACTGATGGTGTAGAGGTTTCAGCATCAGCTCACGACGCATTATTTCCGATCCCTGAAGGTAAGTGTATCGGAACAGTTGATGGCTATCCTGCATGGATAGATCTCCCTCCTCCTACGCATGAAGAAATGGTGGCTCAGGCAGAGATTGAAAAGCAGAGCAGGATTGATGCTGCCAATGCCTACATAAATAGCAAACAATGGCCGGGTAAAGCAGCTATGGGCCGACTGAAGGATACCGAAAAGGCCCAGTACAATTTGTGGCTGGATTATCTTGATGAGCTGGAGGCGGTTGATACATCAACAGCTCCAGACATCACCTGGCCTGAACCTCCTGCGGCATAA